TGGCCGCAGCAATGATTCGGATCCCCTTCGATTTAGCATGACCGTGTGGAGTTGCGGCTGAGGTGCCGCGCGCCTATCTCAGCAAAAAGGACGGAGACACGATGGCACAAACCTATGATTGGAGCACGAGTACGACGTGGTCGCGACGGACGAGCTTGGATCGACTTGACCGTTTGTCTCGTCTTCTCGACATCGCGTTCTCGATTCCTGGCACCAAGATCCGGTTTGGAACGGAGGCCATCCTTCGCCTCGTGCCGGGGATCGGAGATGCTGCGGCCTCAGCGTTGTCATGTTGGGTACTTTATGAGGCCTATCGGCTGGGAGTGCCCCAACGCTTATTTGCGCGCATGATCGCGAACGTCGTTGTTGAGGGCATGGCTGGAGCTGTACCGGTCGCCGGCGATCTTTTTGATATTGCCTGGCGGGCAAATCGACGCAACGTTCGGCTCCTGCGTGAGCACTTTGAGCGGGAGGGCCTCCTGTGAGTGCTTGCGTGAAAGCGGCGCGGCGCTGGGTCCTATCGCTGTCGGCGCCGATGTTACCCGCCGCGGGGGCGTGCGCGTAAGAGGGTCAAAGAGTCTCGAGGCGTTCGGCTACATGCCTGTCCCGGCCTCGTCTAGGTCAGAAATGGATGATTCACCGTGCAATGCAGAGCATTTGGGCGAGCCGGTAGGCCGCGGGCCGCCGGTAAGCTTGCCGGCACTCAGGCCTCGCAGCGGTCTAACCATTGCTAGGCCTCGAATTTAGCGACAAGCCTGGAAACGATCTCGCACAGCGGTAAGGCCGGGAGTGAAGAACAGGAAGGGAGGGCGGGCACACGCCTTCGCTGCGCGCGCTATCCCGGCTTGACAGATCTGGGGGCGCGGCTGTCGGCCGCACCCCTCAAATGCGTTAGGTGTTTAGGCCGCCTTGCGGTTTACCTGCCGCTCAGCGAGCGTGGTGAGCTTCTGGTCGGCCGCCTTCTCCTCATCGAGATTTTGCTGGAGCGCGCTGGCACATTCGCTGCGGCCGAGCTGCTTGGCCCAGGCGATCAAGGCACCGTAGCGTGTCATCTCGTAATGCTCGACGGCTTGGGCTGCCGCAATCAAGGCGGCATCCAACACGTTCTTATCGTCGACCTCGCCGGCGATGTCGTCGGCCTCCTCGATGATACCATCGATGGCCGGACAATCGACCCCCTTAGCCTCGACGCCGTGCATCTTAAACACCTGCTCCAGGCGTTTGACATGGTTTTTGGTTTCGCCCAGATGAGCCTCGAAACCCTGCCGCAGCGCCGGGTCGGTCGCCTTCTCAATCATATCGGGAAGAGCCTTCACGATTTGATTTTCCGCATAGTACATGTCTCGAAGCATGTGGACGAACAGATTGTCCATCGTTTTGATGTCTTTGGTGAAGATACCCATGGATTTTCTCGCCATTGGTTGCAGGCCCCAGACGTGCAAATTCCTCTGCCCGCGACTGGTTCCCGATGAGTGCCCCTCATCATTGAACGCGATCCTCACGTCGGGCGACGGTGTGCCGGCGAGGCGGTCCGTCGCGATGCCTATGCTAAATGACATAGCGAGGCAGGCCCCCGAAGCCCCGTCATCCCGCGGATCCTCTATTTTGGACATATCAAATGCGACGGGGGATTGGGTATTGCCAAACGAGCAAAACAAGACGAGCTGTTCGAGCGCGCAGCCAGGTGCGCGCGCGCTTTGAGACGGTTACTGATCCAACGCGCTGCTTTGCGGGCGCTTTTGCGATCTGTGGACCAACCTAGCCAACGAAAGTCCGTCCATGACGAACTTTCAGGTGACACAAGAGATCGCGGCGATCGAGAAAATACATGCCGCGTCTCGCGCATGCGGTCAAAATGCCGATAACAGTCGCGCGCCTGCTCGCTCGCCCAAGGCAAAACGTCAGCCCTGAAACTGATTTCTGGGTCATCGATCTGCATAATACCTTGTGGCCCATCCCAGAGGTAAAGATCGCGCAGCGCAGCAGCGAGACGACCAGGGACCGCGTCCGGCTCGAGCTGCGGCTCGACGTCGGCGGACCGCAGATCGGAATTCAAGACCAGGAAGCGATTCAGGAAACCGTTGGCGACGCTTTCGCCCTGCAGGGCAGCGTGAAACTCGTCCGGGGTGGTCGGCCCGAGAATCGAGATTGCTGGACTCTGAATCAGCTTCGTTTCGCGGTCGGCCCACTCTGCGGTGGTGATCGAGGCGAATGAGGTCGCCCAGAGTGTCCGCAGGATTTTGCTGATGCTCGCCTCGAAGCCGGATGCTCGCTTGCTCGTGATGCGCTGCAGAAAGGCCCCGTATTCGTCCTGCAGGCACAACGCCAGAGGCTTGCGCAGCAGGAAATTGACCACGGCCGGCATGGATATGAATTCACTCGGCCCAATGTGACCTTCCGCGCCAGCCACCTTCATCAGACGCGTGGTGGCATCCAACAGGTGCTGCTTGCCGGCCCCGGTAGGCGCGATCGGTATCACGTAAAGGTGCGTCGCCGAGCGGGTCGGCCCCGCGACCCGCCGGCCGATCAGCGTGCCGACGATGGCGACCGCAGCGCCCAGGGCGAGCACCCTGTTGGGCCGGCGGGCGTGATCCAGTCGACGAGCTCGCCCACCACACCAGGCACGCGCGTGAAGGGCTCCAGCGGGTCGGTTTCGAGCGGACCCGCCTCGGTTGGGCCCGCCTCGACCGGGCCCGCCTCGGCCGCCTTGACCGCCGCAACCCCCTCGACTGGCGTCCCGGTCTTGACCGTCTCGACGAGCATCTCCTCGCTCCAGCCAAGATGTTCGCTCAGAAATCGCCAGGCCGATTCGAGATCGCAGCCGCGCGCCGCCATGACGAGATCGAGCGGCGTAAAGCCACGGTCACCGCCGAAGTCGCGGATTCCGGCAGGGTCGATCTTGAGATTGAGGTGCCGCTTCGCGGTCGGCCGGCCGGTCGACGATGGCCGCCAGAGCGGCACCGCTTCGTAGCCGCCGCGCCCGACGCGCCGGGTCCGGCGGCAGCGGCACAGTCCGAGCGCCGGCACCCAGGCTGCCAGATTGGCCAGCGCTGCGTCATTAAGCTGCCGGTGCGGCTTGTCCTCGTCGCCTGCGCGAGCTTTCGCCCGTGCCTCCGCCGGCTCGTCAAGGACGCAGGCGAAGGGAGCCAGCACCGCCGATACCTTGTCGATGATGTCGGGGGTGAGCTCGGGCAGCTCCTCGGGCGCGACGTCTTCCAGCGTTTCGGTGCCCGTCCAGACGTAGGGCGCGCCCGAATCGGGATGGATGGAAGGCGGCAGCACCGTCTGCCGACCGGGCCCGATCAGATCCACCACGCGCTTGCCGTTGATCGACCAGGATCGTGACTTCTCGATCTTGGGCCCATAGAAGAACAGCGTTTCGCCTTTAAAGCCTCGTTTTTCCTGACCTGCGCTGCCGGCAGCACGCTCAGGAGCGCCGTCATGATGGCGGTGTCATCGATATCAATGTCGACCGACACCATGCCGCCACTTGGCGGACCGGCGACGACCCCGACTCCAGTGTCGCCGGCAGCCCAGAGCTGCCGCAGATACGACGAGGGCATTTTGCCGTTGCCGAACTTCGCCTGCCAGTCGCGCATGTGCACCGGCTTACCACGACGGAAAAATCCTGGCGCCTTCTCGCCGGGCACGATCGGGATGGCAGCGTAGCCCCGCTCGATTAATCGCTCGCTGACTTGCGCATAGGCCCCCATGGATGCTCTTTCAGGTTCAGGCTTTGTCTTTTCTGATGATGTCGATGACGTGCTCGGCGCAGAACTGCACGCGATCACCGAACTGCTTGGCGATAATGAACGAGGTGTTGCTCAACGTGCCGACATAGGTATCGCCGACGCGGCCGGTGACGTGAATCCATATGCGTTCGCCACTGATGTTGTCGCCCGTATATGTCTTGAAGATCACCTTGGCGAAGTCGCCGGGCTGCAGGCTGTGGCGGTCTTCCTTGTCCGGTATCCAAAAACTCTCAGGATTTTGGGCGTGACATTCTTCTGCTGATCTCAACCGGTCCACCATGGTGACCTCCTCGTTGACCTCGTTTAGAACGGCGGCTCGTTTTCCAGAATCTTGCGGCGCAAGGCGTATTCGAATCCGACCACGATCCGACGCAGGAATTCGCGCCACTGGTCGGGATCGAGCCGGGCTAGATCCGTGTTGCCGAGCTCGTCCAGATAGGCCCCGGCCTCGACGCCAGCCTCGAGCACCGCGCCGAGCTCGTACTGATCAAGGAGTCCCGTTGCCATGGCGTAAACTTTCTTGGCTACAGCGTGACATCGACTGTCGTCGCAGAGCCAGATCACGGGGCCCCGCCGGCCCGGCCGTTAGCCGAGCCACACCGCATGGCGGCGACAGACCGCGCATACGGTGGGCTCGTCGGTGCTGAAGCGCGTAATGGTGCTCAATCAGATGCAGCCTTTGGCGGAAGCTCGGCGAGGATGTCTTCCGCCCATTCGTGCAGCGTTGGATTTTTCCGTGCCGCCGCCAGGACGTCACGAACGCTCATCCCCATGGCGATGATGCGGTCGTCGTCCTGCCCGTCATCGGCATTAAGAAAGTCGCGGGTGACGGTGACTAGCTCTTTGACGGTCTCGAATAGTAGCTCAACGTTAGATTCAGTCATGCTTCGCTCTCCTGTGTTACAAGAACTTCGGAAACATTAAGCTTCTCCGCTTGTCATCAGCTCATGTGGTTTGCTCCTTTTGCTGCTCTCACCAAGGTATTTTGTCATTGATCGGAATCTTGATTGACGTTGCCTCCTCTCTGCTACGCGCGGTCCAGCAGCGATAATGCCGGTTGACCTCGACCAGGTTGCCATCGCGCCGCCGCACCCGGCGCTCGTCGACATTCCAAAATCTTCCGTTGCGCACGACCGTGATGGCGGTGATCGAATCCAGCTCGTCGGTGCGGGCGAGCGCCTGCGCGACCGTCATCGGCACCGGCGCGCAGCCTCCCAGCGCGAACCACGCGCGCTCTGCCATTTCGCGGGCGTAGCCCTGGCGTTCGATCGAGAGATATTCCGAGTAGGTCGACAACCCGCAAAGGTAATCAACCCGCAGTGACAATGGCGCTGATGGGTCGGAGTATTTGATGTGACACCGGAAGCTCACGCTGCCGACCGGCAACCAGCTCACGGCGCCCGCCATGATGGGTACTACGTCGGCGACGGTCGCGTGCTTCGGCTTCAAATTCGGCTTCGGGAATTCATGGCCGCAGCTCGAGCAAGTATACATCCCAAGCGGAAGCAGCTCAGCGCAATCGGGGCATTTTTTGGCAGCAACCGAATCCGATTTGACGGCAGCTTTGCCATTCTCCGCGATATTGACGCGATCGACCGGACCGTGGCGCCAGACATTTCCGGCAAAATCTAGGATTTTGCAGTCAGTCTTGCCCGGGGCCTTGCGGGTGCCGCGGCCCACCATCTGCACATAGAGGCCGGTCGATAAGGTCGGTCGCAACATGGCGATCAGATCTACCCCCGGCACGTTGAAGCCCGTGGTGAGGACGTTGACGTTGGTCACCGCGCGGATATCGCCGCAATGAAAGGCGCCGATGATGCGCTCGCGCTCCGAGCTCGGCGTTTCCGCTGTGACAGTGGCAGCAGCGATTCCGCGCTCGCGCAGGGCCTCGCCCACGTGCTCGGCGTGTCCGACTCCGGCGCAAAAAATGAGCCAGGAGCGCCGGTCCTGGCCGCACCGAATGAGCTCATCGACAGCAGCAGCAACGACAGCGTCGGCAGCGTTCTCGAGCTCGCCGGCGACGAATTCGCCGCCCCGCACCGAGACCGCGGACGTGTCGATGCTGGTGGCTGTCGCCTTGGATGAAAGCGGCGCCAGCCAGCCGTCGCGGATGCCGGCACCGATGTCGTATTCGAAAACGGTCTGGTCGAAGATCTTCCCTTCGCCCTGATCGAGCCGGCCGCTATCCAAACGAAAAGGCGTCGCGGTCAAACCGCAGACGCGCATGGTTGGCTGCGCCTGGCGCAGAGCGCCGATCAGCGACCGATACATCCCGTCGCCGTCATGTGGGACCAGATGCGCTTCGTCGATCACCACGAGATCACGGCGGCCTAGCAGTTCCGGATGCCGCCAGAGGGATTGGACGGTCCCCAATAAGATCGGCGCGTGTCAATTGCGTGAGCCAAGCCCGGCCGAATTGATTCCGACCGGAACGCCGGGCCAGACCTTCAACAGATGCTCGAAGTTTTGTTGGACGAGCTCGCGGACATGCACGAGCACCAGCGCCCGGAAGGGCGGGTAGGTGCCGGCGATGTCCGCAAGCATCTTCGCGATCAGGACGGACTTTCCCGTGCCGGTGGCGAGCGCGAGCAGAGGGTCGCCTCCGCCCGCATCCCAGTACGAGTCCAGCGCCTTGAGTGCGTCTTGTTGATAGGGACGCAGCAGCATCTAGATGGCCTTTTTCCAGGGCGCTGCGCCCGGACCGGTCGTCTTGGCTGCCGGCTTGGGAGGTGTCGGCTTGGGTGGCGTGGGTGGTGGATCTTGTTCCTTCGGGCCACCGGCCGGCCGAATGCGTTTGACAGCATTGTTGTCATCATACTGGCCGTTCTTGTCGACCTGGACGATGATCCGTGCCAGCACCGGAATATGCAAAAACTCCGATGGATTCTTAATCTGGTGAGTGAAGCCCGCAGCGACGCATAGATCTTTGATGGTGCGGCGGGCCACGTCCTGCGTTATCGGGCTGGAGTGCTCGAAACAAAGATAGCTCCCGACTTGGCGACCTTCATAATCCCCTTCGCAGACACGCCAGGTGAGCACCAGCATGTTGCCGTCGCCGCTGTTGGGCTGCCTGATCTCGGCCTCGATGACTTCAATGAGATAGTCGCCAGCCGGAATCAGCGGGGCACCGCCTTCTTCCTGTGTGGGATCGAAAAAAGAATTCGTCAGTCATTTTGCTTGCTCCTTTTGCTTGGTTGGTTTGATCGCATGATGCGACGGTGGGAAGAACGGCATTAGCTTTGTGATGACATCAAAATCCTTTGTGCATGGGAGCTTCGCCGGGAGCTCGTATCTACTTTTGGCGACGTAAGCCGGCCGGCCCTCGAAATGCAGCCAGCGCGCACTACCGCTGTCGGCGCGATGGCGCTTTTTGTTGAAACTGGTCTCTTCAATCGAGATCACGACTTCGGTCGACAAAAAGGCAATGACGTCCACCTCATCCTGGATGAGACCGCGAGCCCGCTTGTGAAGCCTGAGTTGATAGGATGAATAGGATGGCGCGCGCGGATCGTTGACGGTCTCGATCGCGCTATGCGCGAGCAGCACAATGATCATGCCGCGCTCGCGGCGCAGCTAGTCGAGCCCGGCGAGGAAGTCGCGCCACCACTTATCCGCGACAACAAACCCTTTGCCGAAGCCTGGGCTCTCGATTGTTGCCCAGCCATTGGCCGCGCAGACATCGGCCCAGATCATGCCCTCTAGCTTGTCGAGGGAATCGACGACCACGGTCCGATAGCCGTGCTCCTCGCTGCCAAGCGCGCCCAAGGCCTCGCGCACCTGGCCGTAGCTGGACAGCAGCCCGAAAGTGGACAGCTCGAGCCCGCCGGGGGTGCCGTCCTCGGTCTGCAGAAAAACCGCACTGGGAAACTTGGCGGCGATCGTCGTTTTGCCGGTGCCTTCCGGTCCGAAGACCAAGATCCGTGGCGGAAGAATTGCGGTCGCCTGATGAATGTTCGCAATCGAAATCATGCTGCCTCCTTTGCTGTTGTCCACTGGCTGGCCATCGGCATCACGACCGTCAGCAATCCTGGTCTGTCGACCACCGTCACCATGATGGGCGACGCGGGATTCGTGACGTCCAAGCGCACGCGCTCAGCACCGTCAAACGACTCGAGCAAGTCGGCCAACAAGTCGATCGAAACAGCAACCCGAGCCCCGCCCGATATCGTGGCCGCCAAGGCGTCACTGGCTGCCTCGGGATTGCCGGCGAGGACAAGCTCGATCTCGCCGCCGTCGCTCCACCGGAGCCCGCAGGGTGAGGGTTTCGCGCTGCTGTCGGCGACCGCTCGAATTCGATTAAGCGCAGCAATCAGATCGTCGCGATCGATTTCGGCAGTGTTGTTGGAAGGCTTCGGAAGGATCCTCCTGTAATCCGGAAACGTGCCATTAACGAGCTTCGACGCCACCCGCCGCAAGCCGGCATAGGCCTCGATGATTTTGTTATTGATCCTGAGATTGATCCCGTTTTTGCCCATCCTTGCGAGCTCGCCGACGGCTTTGCTGGGCACGATGACGCCCGGCATTTCAGGCGCCGGCAAATCGGTTTTCGTCAAAACGAGTGTGCGACCGTCGGTCGCGACGGCCGCCAGCATGCCGGCGACCGAATGCAAATAGATTCCACACAAATAGTAGCGGGTCTGCTCGGTCGAAATCGAGACGGTGGGATCAACAAACAAACTATGCGTCGCCTTCTTGTCGAGCTCGATCTCGACTGCGTCCGGGCCGGCGGTCAAGGGCGAGGGGAAATCACCTGGCAGGGTCGGCAAGACGTATCTCGAACGCCCGCACCTGATCGTTAAGCCTCTGTCGATTTGCTCGAGCTTTACGCAAGCGTCATCGGGCATACTGTCGACCAGATCAGCCAGCTGGCCGGCCGGCACGCAAGTCGTTCCCGGCTCCACGACCGTGGCCATGACCCCGACCGATAACGCTACATCCAAGTCGGTGGTTATGATTTGAACGGCGTCCTGGCGCGCCTCGACCAACACATTATGCAAGATTGGAATTTTTACCTTGGCATCGATCATCCGCCGTGCCGCCATGGTGGCGGCCGCGAACGTCTTGGCG